TTCCAAATAAAGTTATAGTATTATTTGAAGGGTCTATTTCTAAAATATTTGTTGCGTCAATAGGTATTGCATATATCTTCCCGTTTGGAGCTAGAACTCCGCCTCCATATTTACCACCACCTGAAATACTTCCAAATAAAGTTGTAGTATTATTTGAAGGGTCTATTTCTAAAATTTGTGTTGCGCTAAAAGGTATTGCATATATCTTTCCGTTTGGAGCTAGAACTCCGCCCAAATATTTATCAAACCCTGAAATACTTCCAAATAAATTTATACTAGGCTCTAATGACGCCCTCAATCTACTTCCTGCTATTATTCCCATGTTCATATTATGCGAGTTTTAAAGTTCCTAAGATTGTGCTTACATCGCCTCCATCGGTTCGTATTCCAAAGAAACAATGTTGTTCTGCGGTTTCCGCTAGAAATACTGAAGGCACATTAAGAGTTCCACCTGATTCTGCTGAAAAAGTTATTTGTCCTGTGCCTCCTTGCTTGCCTTGAAATTCTAAGTTAGCAGCTAGTCCGTTAGGTACTACAACCGTACACGCATTAGAGAATATTAAGAACTTATCTACATCGGTAGCTAATAGAATGTAACTAGATGCTGTAACTGTTTTGTTGGTTCTTGCTGTAAGATCTTCGCCTGCAGGTCCTGTTTCTCCTTGTGGTCCCGTTAAATCGGAAGTTGTGAAGCTTGTTTCGTCTGTAAAATTAAATGTAAAGGTTCCGTCGAGGTTGTCAACAACGTCAACAATCCCGTTTCCGTCGTCGCCTTGTGGACCGGCTGGAACGAATAATTCCCAATTCCCGCTTGGCGGTTCTGAATTAGTGTTGTTAACTACTGCAATGTATAAAGCGGAATTAATCAAAACAACATCGTTTATTTCAAAGTCTGTAGTATTGTCCCAATTCCCGCGCCACGTAATTGGCTTTTGCTTTCGAAAAAAAGTAAAAATAAATGATTCACCAACAAGATAATTTTCAGAAATTATGCCTGTTATTTCATAGGCTTCAAAATCGTTTGTTGTAATATCTGGGGACGTCAAATCAATAGTAAATCCACTATTAACAAATATTAACCGAAAGTCGTTTGAAAAATTTGTCCCAGTGTTCACGTCTATAAAGTAGAAGGAACCGTCAACCGTTTGTATCATTTGGAAACCTTCCGAGACACTTAAATTTGACAAGTCGTTCGAAATCCCCTCGTAATAAATAAAGCTATCAAAACCGATTGTCTTCGCTCTTATTGTTGCGCTTGATAGTTCTTCGTTAAAGGTGTTAATTAAGCGTAAACGGCCTGTTGTTTCGTTGTATGAAAACGAGTTTGCTTGCGCTTGAAAAATCCGCGAGTCAATTTCAAAAACAAGTTGTTCTTGCGCGTCAAAAAACTTGATCTTATTTTGCTGAACGATTCCACTTACTATTGTAGACCCGCCCCCGCCCAATCCAAGGTTGCGAATTTCTTGTTCAGTTAAATATAGTCCTTGGTGATCGTGATTTATGTCCGCGTAGGTTGTCGGTAAATTATCAATGACATTTTGAATGTCGTCTATTTGCGCCTGACTTGCATTCCCCAAAGTTGCGGGTCTATAAGTTAAGGCGGTTAGGTTTGTGATTGTGTCTTCAATATTTGTATAAACAACCCCGTCAACCTCAACTTCGTCAAATCTTATATTTGTGAGTAAAGTTTGTCTATTATCGTAAACATTGACAACGTCAATTGTTGAGGTTCCAACCTTGCGAACGTTAAAAATTTTGAATACTTCGTAACCGTTGACGTTGAATTTGTTTGTATTTACGTCTGAAAATGTCGCAATTATAGCCATTGATCGCGTTTTATAGTTTGTGATTTGTAAGTCTGGTTTGCTTCGGGCGAACCTCTAAACATTACCCGCAATTCTTCTGTAAAAAAAATGAAGTGTTGGACTTCGTGCCAATATTGGCTTGCGATTTGTTGACGCTTAGTCTTCAATTCTTTTTCGCGTTGTCGATCAATTTTTTGACCGTCTTTAAAATCTTTGACAATCATTCCAAAAGGTGTCGAAACGTCGGCGCTTTCAAACATATAAAGCGTGTATGTAAATTCAATTAAAACGCGTTTGAGTCCCGAATGACTTCTTTTGTCGTCATCATAAAATCCGCCTTCCAATAATTCTGTATAGTCGCTAGGTTCTTTAATTATTGCGTTGTAAAGTTCCGGACCAATTAAAGGTTTTAATAAACTGATTTGCGCGTCTTCGATAAATTGATTAAAGAATTTATCCTTTACGTGCGCGCTCAAAGGCTTAACCCCTTGGACTTCTTGCAATGTTATGATTCTAGTCATTTTCTTCAGTTTTTTGTGGTTCTCCTTCGGTCGAATCTTCTTCCAATAAAGAAACAAATTTTACTTCAAAGTCAAAACAGTTTTTCAAAGCTTGTTTTAATTTGGCTTTCTCATGATTGACGTTTTTTTCGTAAAATTCCATTGCTTCGCGCATAGCTTCACCGCTTGACCCGAAGAATGAATTGTCCGAATCCAATAAAATTGGCGGCGGATTAAAGTAAGCCGCGCGAATATTGTCTTTTATTGTTTTTTCGTTTTTCTCAAATATTCCGTCTTCCGAAACGCTTTCAACGTCAATAACTTTGATTAATTTGTCAATGTCATCTTGTTCAAATTCCATACATAAATGAAGAAATCCTTCATTGTTTTCGGCTCCTAAGAAATCCTTTAATTGTGACGCAATATTGTCTTTTTTACTCCATTCCCTTTTTTCGGCTAACGTCGTGGGGTCCAATTGGTCGTCCGGAAAGTTTAAATAAGCCGGCATTTCCGGCGGTGTAATAATTATTTTTTTGTTTAAAAATCCGCCGCGAATTCTTTTGTTTCTATGAAGCTGAATTCGAAAATCGGAATCAGCGTCGTTCATTACTGAATGAATAAACGCTAAGGGGTATCGATATTTGCGTTTTGAACCGTTGAAATAAAAGATTTGCCCTTTGTATTTCTTAACGTCGCCCGCCTTTTTTATTTGTTCTTTTACAACTTCTATGTTGGGATTAAATACATGATATTGGTATTTGCTTGCGGCGTCCTTTTCTTCTTTGTATTCGTCAAGGTATTCTTGCCAATTAGAGGAAATAACAAACATTGTCGGGTTGCCTAATGAATCTACGTCCTTTATTCGAACGCTCGTAAACGGCAACGATTTAAATTGCTTGCGTTGGCCCAAAGCGTTGTATTTAACAAGAACATAAAAACCCCGGTGGTCTTTGTATTCTTCGGCAATGTCTTCAATTAACTCATTAAAGTTTTGATCTTTGTTTGCTTTTTTTTCAGTCAAATCCGGGGCCCCCTGACCAATCAAAAACCGTTTAAATAAATTTGAAGTCGAAGAACTGTTAATCGAATGTTCGATCAAGTTTTCAATTTTTTCCGAATAGTTGTTTTCTTCGCCGTTGGCAATACATGAAGCTAACCAGTTAAGAGGTTCGACCTTCTTCGGGGTGTCAATATACGGGGCGTAAATAACGCGCTCTTTGCCGCGTCCAAACCCCCTTATTTTATTACGATCTTGTTTCATATTGTAAATTTACAAAAAAAGGGCAAACACTTGTATAAATGTTTACCCCTTAATAGTTTAAAATTAAGAATCTACTTATTTAAAATCTTCAAAAGGTCGTCTTTTTTTGCTTTTGGGTCAAAGTCGATTCCTTTTTCAGTCAATAGGGCGACAACTTCTTTTTTTGACATTTCAACTGAACTGTCTTCTGGAAGAACTTTGAACAAGTCTTCGCCTTTTTGGTGGTTTTTCAATAGGTGGTCGGCTTGTTTTTTTGTGATTTTACCGTTATAAACACGGCCACGAAGACCAAAGCCTAACGGCAAACCGTTGTATTTTGGCTTTAATTCATAATCGTTTTTTGCTTCTTTACTCATTGTACGAATGTATTTTAAGAATTCATTTTTAAAACTGCTTTCACAATTTATGCAAGTCAATTCTTGATTAAAATAGTTTTTGTAATCTTTGGCAAAAGCCAAAACAAGTCTCGAACCGTCTATTTTTTCGGTACGGACTTGCTCGGGTGTATATTGTTGCCAATCATGGGTCATTTATTACGGTGTAACGGTTGACAACTTGTTTTCAAAAGCCGTTAACGTCGTGTCGTAATCGGTGTCAAGATACGTCAAAGGAACCCTTGGTTCAAGCGATAAAGGATTTGAAGCCAATGTCAAAGTAAAGGCGCCGTCATTTTCTTGAGAATTCTTGGTTCCCTCGCTAATTTCAAGGCCGTTTTCATAACCTAAAACTTCAAACGCGTCAAGGTTGTCAATTCCTTTTGCTTTATTCTGAACGATTACAACAACATTTGCGCCGTCAATAAAAGCGTTGATTTGATCTTTAGCCGTTGGCGTTAAATTGTAAATCCTTCCTACATATCGATGAATGACCTTATTCAAAGAATCGTCATTTACTTCTAATTCATAATTAAATGAATTAATTTGTTTAATTCCTTGAATCAAAAAACCTTCGGTTTCTTCTTTCAATACAACGTTTATTTTTCCGTCGGCGTCAACGGTTGACGCAGTTCGATCAATGTCTTCCGAATTTACAATCAACGCGTTTGTCTCAATCCCTTGGGACGGCGGGTTTGCACAATCAAATAGCAAATCCGCCGATATTTTCTTAATACAACTCATGGTTTTCTAAGGTTTTAAAATTAATATGCGGCAACTGCCAAATAAGATTCAAGGAATTTTGCGTCCATGTTATAAGCAGCGTCGATGTTGTTCGTTTTTGACTTCTTGTCATAAAAAGCATCCAAATAGTCAAAGTCTCCAACATTTACAGTCCCTAAAGGAATGTTTGAAGGAACAGTTAACAAAGCCCTGTTTGGTAAATGGTAGGTTGTACCGTTATCCAAATAAGAATTGATAAACTGGTCCCACTCGTTCATCATGTTAACAACTGGAATCCCGCGGAATAGTAACTCCCCACCGTTTTCTAATCTCGTTAACAATCCGCCGTTACTTTCTTTCTCTTCATAGGTGGTCAAAAGGTTGTCGTAGATTGTACGTGTAACCATAAGACGTTTACCCTGTAAAGACAATAAACGGGAATCGGCTTTTTTATACATTGAGCGAAGGATATTTAATCCTTCATTTGCCTCTAGTTCTTGATCTGCATAAGACGCCCCTGCGTTCTTTGCAATCTCAACATATTGCGACGCTGTGTCTGGAATATCGGTTTCAATTTGTGTCCAAAGTCCGTTGATAACATTAATTAAGTCAGTATCAAAACCGTTTGTGAATATTCCGCCCCCCGAAACATTGTCCGCAGTGACATCTGAGAACCATGCTTTCCATGGGATTTCTTCTTGTAACGCGCCAACGGCCGCCGTAATCAAGAATTGCGCTAAAGCGGGATAGTTGTCAATTACATTGTAAAAATCTGGATTCATTCTTGAAAACTGATTAATCAATTTATTTTGTTCGTTGACCGCCGGCGAACAATGAACAAGTCGACCTTCAAAGCGACCTGGGGTCCAAGTCTTTTCGCTAAGGTTTAGCGCTTGCGCTTCGTTGGTTGTACAATCGGCTTTCATTGCCTTCGTGAACATTCCTAAACGTCCACTAAATACTATTTGTTTGTTGTAAAGAATGCCTTCTTCAACTTCATGGTTGTCAGTCAATGCTCGCATTGAAAACACCATTTCGCCGATTACTTCGGATAGTTGTTTAAGTTCTTCTTGATTGAACTCAAAGCCTGCGAAATTTAATTGTGATCCTGCCATAATAGATTTATTTTCTTAATTGGTTTTTAATACTTCCTTTTTTGTGTGTTGGGAATGCCGACTTTCGGCCGCCTTCGTCTGTCTTTGGTTTTGAAGGGTTTTTATTTGGAATTTCAAAATCGGAAACAAGGTTTTTTATTTCTTCAATTTCCTTTTTAGCCTTTGCAGTCAGTTTCATTTGCTCCTTAAGCTTAGTTTCCTTTTCTTCATTCATTGCCTTTTCCGTTTCGTACTTTTGTGACATTTCGTCAAGGTCCTTTTTCATTTGTTCCAAGTCTTCGTCGCCTTCGTCGCTTATTTCTTCAACTGAAACAACAACGCCGTCTTCAACGGTCATGACTTGATTTCCAACGGTATATGAACCGTCTTCGGCTTGTACTTTGTCGCCTTCACTAGGCGTTTGTTCCGGGTCTAATTCCGGGAACATTAAGACGTTGCCGTCGGCGTCGCTTAATTCCAACATTGCCTTTGTGGAAAACGAATTCAAAACGTCTGTAATTCGATCAAGCAATCCTTTTTTGCTTTTTTGGTCTAGTTTCATAAATTTGGGGTTATTAGGGTTATTTAATTTTAAGTCAAGTTTTGCGACGGCCTTTAAGTTTGCGTCGTTTTTATTGGTTCCGCTTTTTTCAATTATTGCGGTTGCAAAACCAAGCGTCAAAAGTTCTTTTTCTGTCAAAAATGTTTCTCGGGCCATTAATGGGGCGATTGCAATTTTTGGTTGGTTGAGTTTTTCAGAATAAAAAGAAACAAAAGCGTTTTCAACTTTCTTTAATTCAATTGAAAATTCCTTTAGATAATCCGCGTCGCCTTCGGGTCCCGCAAATGGATTGTGAATCATGAATTGAGTCCCTTTTTCAACCTCGCGTTCGTCGCCTAACAACATTAATTTGGTAGCGGCGGATGCGCAAAAGTTTCTTGCAATTGTTTTTTTTGGAATGTCAAACGAATTAAGATAGTCAAAGATTTCGTCGGAGTGACTTACATATCCACCGACGGAATTTATATTTATTATCATTTTGGAAGGGTCCGGAAATGCTTTCATTTGTTGAATGATGTCTGTCATTTGTACGTCAACACCGATTTCCCCTTCAATGTAAATAATTGCTTCCATATTGTGCAAATTAAATATTTATATTAATATTTTATTATTATAAGATTTTACGAATTAATTTTTTGACGTAATTTATAAATGACCTTTTGAACCTTGTCTTCTGAACAATTGAATTCAATTGAAATGTTCACATAGGTTTGCATCTTTGAAACTTCTTTGTCTATATAGTGTTGATACAATTTCCACATTTGCAAATAATCATACCAAACAAGCGAAACAACTCCAAGATCAAAAAGTTCTTTTAATAGTCCTTGTTCTTCAAGGCTCAACAACTTGTCAGCTAGTTTAAAATTTTCCTTCGGGGCATTTGTCATTTGATCTAAGTTTAGCAATTAAGGGACACTTGCAAAGGTTGCAATAAGCGCCGTTTATTTCTTCTATTTGGTTATCCTTCAATATTTCGATTTTACCTTTTTTAATATGCTTGCATTTTATGCAAATTTTAGATTTGCGCTTCGCTTCTTCGGTTTCTAATCCTAAAAAGAAATTGGCCCAACCTTTAAAAAATTGCTTCATATTGTCGCGCGTTCTTGAATTTCAACGAAGTCTTCGTCGGCCTTTTTAAATTCAGTAAGCGCCAATTGATTTGGCGGTATTTTACGAACGGCGCTTTCAAACGTTTTGCCTAATTGATTGTAATTAATTAGACTGTTTTCAAGTTTGGAAGAAGAACCAAACGAACTGCCATTTGAACCCCTTGACGCTAAAGGAACGCCGCCAAAGCTTTGATTAATTGCCGAAACAACGCCCCCCAATGGGGACGCCATGGCTTTTTTATTTACGATTGCTTCGCCACGTTCCGCTTCAATCATTGTTCCCCCTTGGGAATGTGGACGACCGCCGATTGACATTCCGCGGGCCGCTTTGGGAACGGAAGGCGGTTTTGTACTTACTATATCGGCAATCGCTTTGGCTCCGGCCGCGGCGGTTAATCCGGCTAATACAAAGTTAAAAGGCGGTGGTGCTGATGCAAGGGCGGCCGTCACTCCTTGTTGTGTATTAATTAAACTTTGAGCGATTGCGACGGCTTTGCCCGCGGCGGATTGTTTTTCAACTATTTGTGATAAAGCATTTAAACCCGCTTTTGCAATATCAACTTTTTGCGCTTGTAATTGCCCGTCAAGGTCGGCTTGGAATTTATTATACTTTTTATTAATTGCCGTTTTGTCGGCGCCTGTTTTGTCGGCGTTTGCAATTTCAAGCTGACGTTCGCGTTCAAGTTGTTGTTGCTTGACAAGAAATTCTTGTTGAAAATCCATTTGCATTGAAGCAATTCGATTTTCTCGGTTTATCGCTTGTCGTTCCGCTTCGGCTTCTTTGTTTGCAATTCGATTTTCTTCGTTTATTGCGTTTATAGCCTCGTTATATTCTTGTTCGGATATTTCGCCCGCTTGTAATCTTTGAAGCTGAAACTCGCGTTCCACGGCGGTCAAACGGTTGTTTTTCTCGCGTGTATTTACAACCTCGCGTTCAATGTTTTGTTGTTGACGCTCAAATTCACGTTCAGCAACTTGTACCGCAACTCCCGATTGTTTGTCGGCGAATTCCTTTTTAATATTAAGAAGTTCGGCTTGATATGCTAATTCGCTTATTTTACCGGCTTCAAGTTCGGCTTGTAGTATTGCTTTTTTACGGTTTGATATTTCCTTCGCCGTTGCAAGTTCTTGTTGCAAGGTTTGGTTCTTAACTTCCGATTGTGCAATAAAAAGTTCAAGTTCTTCTTGTTGTTGTTGTTGCCTGGCTTCAAATGCTTCGTTTTGCCTTGCAAGTCGTGCGGCGGCTTGTTCTTGTTCTTGTTGTTCTTGTTCGCGTCTTAAAGAATTTAAGTTCGTTAATTGTTCAGATCGTTGGCCTTCAATACGTTCTTCAATTTCTTCTATTTTGGTTAAGGCTTCGGCGCGTTCGTCTAATGCAATTGAGCTTTCGCCTTCGGCTTTAATACGCAAGTTTGCAACCTTCAAAGCCTGGTTCGCAAGAAGAAGTTCTTCTTGTTGTTGCTGACTTAACACGTCGCCCAATTCTTCGTTGGCTTTTTTACGTTTTTCAATCGACAAGGATTCGTCGTCCCTTATTTGTCGAAGTTTTTCCGCTTGACGTTGAAATCTTAATTGCGTTCGTTCTTGTTCCCGTTGTGTTTCTGCAAGTTTCGCTTCGGCGTCGGCTAATTCTTGGGCGGCCTTGGTTGATTCTCTTATTTCGGAAGTAAAGTTTTTTACAGAATTCGAAGCGTCTTCAAATCCTAAAACAGAAAGTCCCGCCGAAACCGCGGCGAATGCTTTGTCGGCAACTTCGGTCAATGCTTCAAATGATTCAACGACCACGTCAAAAATAAAGTTGGCCAACGGTTCCAATATCTTAAACAACCCGTTAAGGATTCCGGAAAATACAGAAGTTATTTTATTAAGTTTTGCTTGACCTTTTTCAGTACGCGACAACGTTTTGGTCATTAATTGAAATCCCGCAACAAGGGACCCCACCAATATAACGATTGCACCAATACCGGAGGCAACTAGAGCAATTTTTAATATTCTTAAGGCTTTCGCGCTCGCGGTTGTTGCGACCGTTTGCGCTTTTTGCGCCCCGGTCAACGTTGTTGTCGATACTGTTTGCGAGTCGGTTTGCGCTTTTGCGGTTCCAAACCTTTTGTTAAGTTCTTCTAATATTTGGGTTCCGCCTGTAAGAACGGCGCCCAACTTTGTGTTGCCTATGATTGAACCTTGAATCGCGTTCCTGTATTCGCCGATCCTGTCTTTGTTGTCGACATAGCCTGAAGAATTTTCGCGGATAAAATCCGTTTGTTCGTCAATTATCGAATTGAGTTTTTCACGTTGTGCAATTTCGCCTTCGGTGTTTCCCTTTATTTGCTTCGATAATTTTATAAAATTTGCTCGCTGGTTTGTAACCTCAACAACTGATTTTCCTTCGAATTTCGTCGCTTCGGTTAAATCCTTGGTTGCATTATTTAAAGCGGTTGCCGCTTGTGTTTGTTGCCTATAAGTCTTTGACAACTCTTTAATTCGAATGTCGTTTTCAACAAATTGTTGCGAACCTTGTTTTCCAACTTTTCGCAAATCCCTATTCACTTCGCGAAGTTCTTCAAGTTCTTTTTTTGCAACGGTTGCCGACTTGACAAAGTCTTTCACATCAATTTCTAAGGTTGCAATATTTATTTTTTCTTCGGCCATTACTTAAGTATTATTTCAACGGCGTGAAATTGAACGTCTTTGTCTGAACGCCTTGTTTGCCATATTCTGCGCGTTGTTGAGGATATAGGGTCTAATAAGGGAACAATTGGCGTTGGTAGCAATTGTTGCCCCGAAGGGATTGCAGTCGCTTGATCTTCGTCATTTGGCAACTTGGAAAAAAAATCAATGCTTTTGCCGATAATGTTTTCAGTAAATTCAATATCGATATAAATATCAAGGGCGTTGACTTTGGTTTTGGTTGCGGTCAAAATAATTTCGTCGGGGTCGTCTATAACGGCGACGCTTTCGGTTCCTTCCGTCCATGTATAGGGCCCAAGAATTGCCCGACGTTCAATTGGTAAACCTTGAAGACGTTGTTCTAAAGTTTGAGTTAGATTATACAATTGTAGTCGAAGCGTATCTTCGTCAAGTTGGAATTTTTCGTCGTTGATTGCGTTTAATACTTCACGAAGTAAAGCCGCCGAAATGAATTTTTCGTTATTGTCCGGTATGTTTTCAAGGATAAGTTGTTCAAGTTCTTGTCTATTCATAGCCTATGTATTAAAGTCGTTGTTGAAGTCGTCATTGAATTCGCCTATTTGTTCAAACGGTCGAACTTTTGTCAACTCGCAAACGGTTGTTTCGTTATTTGTAAAGTTATTAATTTTATTAAGATAATAAAGTCCTCCTAATTGTTTTATGTATTTAAGTTTAAACCAATTAAGGCTTTGAATGTCTAATTCATTTAGTTTAAGTTCGGCTTCTATTTTTTCGGTCCTGGTTAAAATAGATTGTAATTGAATCCATTTGTTTTTTAGCTCAACAAATGATAATCCTTTAAAATTAGCAATTTGAAATTGGCCGTTGTAGGCTCTAGGATTGGCCCCAACTTGTTTATATTTAAAAGTCCCTTCAACTTTCTTTGTGGTTATAAAAAACGCACCTGGCTTTGATACTTTTGGCCCTTCTTCTTCTACTTCATAAAGCGGGATTCTTTTAAGTCTTCCTTCTGGCAAGGAAATGTTAGAATTTCTAGGGGCGAAAAATAAAGAATTTAAAATTTTCCCTTCGTTTTCCAATGTTTGGTCGTCAATCAAAATTTCAGAATCCGCGAAATTGTCATTTTCATTGATATATTTATATTGAAGTGAGTTTCTTTTTTTCCAGTTCTTTGAAAGTTTAGTTTCTTGTTTGACTAAGTTATTGAATTTGTCGGACCAGTCGTCAAAAACAAAATTAACAGGCTTCAAAGCGTCAAAACTTTGGTAGTTTGCGAACGGTGTTAATAACTCTTTGAAACTTATGAATTCGTAAACGGTTCCAACTTGACGAAATACAAGTCCAAATTTGTTGGCAAGGTTTTTAATAAATTCCTTTTGCCCTATCTTATTAAAATACTCGCTTAAGTTTATGTTTCTGAATTGGTTATCAACTGTGATTTCAATATTAATGTCGCAATTTAAATCAATTATTTGATTCGATTCTTGATTTGTACATCTGAACTGAAATAACAATTCGTCGCCGCCTGTTAAAAAGAAACGTTCATCAAATGAAAATTGATTAACGCCTTGTTCTATTGTTGCAATTTCTGTAAAAAATATGCCGTTCTTTAAAACTTCAAGTCGGCATTCTTGAATATCGGCCGCAATAACGTCGCCGCCTAATTGTATCTTATAGTAATTTTCTTCATTAACTGCAAAGACAGAAGCGCCATTTAAGCCATTGACATATATATTTGAATCATTACGTTGCGTGTCAAATCCTAATCCAAAAAACACCTCAAAAGGAATGTCCGATTGCACGAAGTCAAATTGATTTTGAGCGCGTCCACTAACTGAAAAATCAATTTCTTCAAGTTCTTCTTCGGTGTTGGGTTCAATTCCTTGATCAAATGTCAAACGTGCGTCGTTCCATTCTTCGCTTAAAAACGGGTTGAAGTCCGGACGATTTCCACGCCCCTTGTAAACGTATGAAAAGCCGTTATCGGCGAAGATTTTATTCCATAAATAAGATGTTTTTATTGCTGGAACCTGGTATTCAAAAAGAATTTCTTCGTCTTCTTGTACGCCGTAATTAGCTAAGGGATAAGATAAAACGCCATCAACCAATAATTCGTTGTATTTTGATAGGTTCAATTGGTGATTAAACTGTGATAACTGTAAATCTGATATTTTAAGTCCGTCAATAATTTCAAACAAAGCGTTGTTTTGAAAATAGATATTTATCTTAAAGCTTTGATCGTAACTTGTAATTATTGCCGAAGCGTTTTCAAATTGTAAAACGCCGTTTCTGTAATAAGTGACGCGGTTTATTCTATAGGGAGCCGTCGTTTGCGCTCCTTCAATACCATATCCCCGAAGAATATTAATAAATTTTTCAGTACTCGGAATTGTAATCGTATTTGTGAAACTTATTTGAAAGTCTTCAAGGTTTTTAAACGTCGCAATTTGATAGTTTGTTGATATTTGCACGCCGTTTGGAAGTTCAACTAATTGACCATTAAAATAAAGGCGTTCAGTTTTCATAAGTTTGTGTGTTTACAATTGGAAGTTCAACGGAAATGTCAAACTCACGGTTCCTAATTTTTGTGTTTACGTCCCTATTTGTTCCGTCGCTTAGTGAAACTTCTTTAAAACTCGCGGGTCCAATTGGGGCGAATTCTTGTTCACTATACAAAAATATCTTTGGCGATATAAAAAGACTTTTAAAATATTTCAATTCGTCGTCGTTTAAAGCGTCGGTGTATAAATCAAAAGTTCGAGAGGCCGTTTTTCCGGTTGCTTGAAAGTTGCCAAGGTCTTCTTCAAAGTTTTGGAAGTCATTATTTAAAAACTGTTTGTTCCGGTGGTTTACGTCCCCTTGATAGGCGCCTTGAAAACGCCAATAATTCCACGACCCAAATTCATTAAACCATTTTAAAAACGGGGCCTTGCAGCTTGGAACTTTCTTTATTTTAACAATTCCCAATTGTTGACCTTGGGAATTTTCAAAAACTAAAGTATTAACGCGATTATTTAATAAGGGGACTTCGTTTTCGAATCCTAGATTGTACGGTTCCCCATTACTTAAGAACAAGCGGTTGACGCCCGCGAAAAAAGATTTAGTTGTCTCTATGCCGTTATTTTCGTTTCGTATCGTTACGGGTCCCGCAGTTGGCGTATAGAATGAAATATCAAACGGCAACCCTTCAAAGTAATTAAAATAATTCGTTGGACTTAATAAACGAAGGCCTGAAGGTTGGTTGTTTTGTTGATCGTTGAAGAAATTTCGAACACTTTTGAAGTAACTTTTTTCAATTTGTTCAATGTCTCTCGTATTATTATTATAAACAACTTCAAATTTATAACCTATTCGACAAAACAATTTCGGGTCCTGTATTAAGAAATTGATATTGGTCGGAATTATACCGTCCGAAAAATTATCCTTGTTGAATAAATTCTTAATTCCACGTTTGCCGTTGAAATAAAAAGTACCATTGTTGGCCGCAATCTCAAAATTCAAGGTTTGATTAGATTGAAAATCCCCACCCCCGGAAGTTGTAGGATTAAAAAACAAAGTGACAATTGCGCGAACGGCCGTTTTGTTCTCGTCTCCTACAAATTCAAAGACTTGATTGTTGTAAGCGCTTTCAATCGCAAGTTGAGGTTGTTTAGTGAATGTGATCATTGTCCGATTCTTTGTAAGTCTTCGTTGATTTCCAATTTAAAGTTGTTAACCATTAATTTGCCGACTGCGTTTATAATTTTTCTTATTCGTTCCGGTGTGATAACCGCTTCAATTAAATCGGTTCCGCCCTGTTTAAAATATTTCGTTCCTTCGCGTGCTATCTTTTTAGCAATCGCCCAGGCCATTGATTCAATGGTCATGTTTTCCCAAGGCGTAATTGGTTTGGCCTCAATCCATTCAACAAGATTTTGAACGGGTGGCATTCCCCCAGGTTCACGACCTTGGACCAATTGTTCGGTGTAATCTAAACCTATAATCTTAGCGACGTATTTGCCGACGCTAATATCAACAAAAGAAGTTAATTTATTGGCCCAATTTCCCGTCGCTCTCATTCCTAAGTCGTCATATTTTTGAATAAGTTCTTCTTTTAACGATTCAATTTCAGCTTGAAATATTTCTTCTGGTCTGAACATTTATTCGGGTGTTTCGGGTTCTTCGACTACTTCATTATTGCTATAAAAACCGTTTGTTTGGTTGTTTAAGTCATTCATTTGCTATAATGTTTCTGATTTCTGTTTCAGTTAATTTCAATTGAATATTGTCAAATCTTATTACATAGTCCAAAACTACGCCATCATAATTAATGTTTTGCCAATTGTAGAACGGTTTAACGTTTGAAGTTGTGATCTTAACTTCGGCCGGACAATTAAAGCGGTCCAATAACAACCAAGGCTTTATTCTATATATTTTTTTTACGTTTAAAAACTTGTCAAAGTCCCCGTTGTGATCAATCAAAACCCCGTCAATATCCGAAGGCGTACATATAAACATTTTACCTGTGAAAACTTCATCAGTTGAAAACGATTCGTCATTTTCTTTGGTTGGGTTCATACTGTTTTGAGCCAAAAAAATGTAATATCCTTTAAATTGGTCGTCGATTAGGTTATTGAAGTCTTCAACGGTTCGAGTCAAATTAAAGAAGAACCCCCATTCTTCGGCGAATGCTTTAATTATTTCTACGTCAGTAACCATTTAATAAAGTTATAAATTAATAATATTGTAACATAGGCGGAGCATCCCAAAAGATAAACGCCTAAAATGATAAATGCGACTTCGTTTTTTCTGTTTTTCATTTCTTATTGAGTTTGTTCTTGTAATTCCTTTTGAATATTGTCTTCGACCCTCATTTTATAAGCATAAACAAATACGTTTGAATAAGCCCAAGTTTCGACGTCGTGCGGTGTTGTATTGTATTTAACGGCGATGTCATCTAAAATATTTAATGAATCAAATATAGCCAATTTATTAACACCAGCTTTTTCTAGTTTTTCGCTCGCTTTGCCTTGAAGAAGTTTTTCTTTTTCATAAATTGCGTTTATAGATTCGACAACATAATTAAAGGCCCTATAAAATTGAAGGGCCTTCGTTTGTTTATATTCAATTTTTTGATTGTAAACCAATTTAATGATTTCTTCAATTTGCTTGTCGTTTAGGTCGTGTAACGCTTTTTTTATATAATCGACTTGTTGGAATTCCAAGTCTTCCAAATCTTTAGCCTTGGACCCTTGAAACATTCCTTCACCTTTTACCTTTGAATAAATTGCAAGTTCAACCGGGTATTCTTCGGCGTTGATAAGAACAGGATTAACGTGTAATTCCATAATAACGAATAGTTTAATTCAAAGATATTAATTTTTTTCCTTTTATAATTTGATGAATAGCATAACCGCCCGCGTCGTTTGTGTGATCGTGTCCCGTTGTCTTGTCTGGTTGGCCGTGTTTGTCATAGGGTTGTTGTTCTAATGCTTCCGTAAAGAACGGACAAAGCTTTGTATTTACTTTTAACTTATCCTTTTGCAAAGCAATATTTAATACGTTGACGCGGTCTTTTATTGCGGGGTTTTTTTTCGGGGTCAGTACTCTAAACGTGGCCTGCTTCAATAAGTCATGATCGGATTTGCCCGACGACTTGCGATTGTCGCCCGAAGCGTCCGGACAAACAAAAACGGGGTGGTTCGGATATTTTTCTTTAATTAATTTTATCATTTGAATTGTGTCATAAACTCCTACCAGTTCCCCCAAAGCCATGATTTGACCTTTACGAATTACAAGAATGACTGCGGCCATGTGTTCAATATTAAAATCCATACCAATATATAAAAGTTCTTTTTCGTTTATAGTCTCGCTTGTGTGATGTTGACGTCTGTTAAATGAATAATAAACCGTACCGCTTGCAAGGTTGACAAATTCGCCGTTTAGATAGGCCGAAACACGTTCTTTGGTATATTCTGAAATAAGCGATTGAATATAAGATTCTGAAATAAAGGGATTGTCTTTGGTCCTCGCTTTAATCAACTTTTTGTTCTTGTTCATGTTCTTGACAAAGAAGTCATAAAGAAATTTAAACCCTTCGGGAGTTGAAACAAAGTCCGTTTCATTGTTACAACCTGGGAATTTTGCCGAATTTCTTGACAAAACCGCCCGCATAATGTCCTTCATTTTATCCTTTGGCGGAACGTCGGCTTCGTCAATAAGGGAATAGCCAACTTCATAACCGATAATTCTTTCGGGCCTTGACATTGATCGGCAAATGATTTTTCCAAAGTCAGTTGAAATGTTTCTTTTGCTGAAATTAATCTCATATTCAACGCCTAATTGCGTTAAAACTTTTTCAAACCCTACAAGGGCAACTTCGTCAATAAGGTCGTAAGACGGTAAATAATAAGCAACATTGATTCCTGTATATTGTAATTTTTTAAGTGAAGTTTTGACAATTCCGGCGTGAGACTTTCCGGAACGGAAGCCGCCAACTAACCCCGTGTGCCGGTACGTCGATTGAATAAATTCGACTTGATGTTTTAATAGTTTAAGATTCGCCGTCTTCAATAACTTCGTTTTTTCCGATTACTTCAATTTGAATTTTTTCCGGACCCTTTAATTTATTACCATCCGTGGTGTGATCTATATATTGTTGATTAAGAAGTTTATGTTCTTCCGGTGTTGACATTAAACGAAAAGCGGCTATTTGCAAAGTTGCATTTGACTTTTGGCTTATCCAGTTATTAATCATGTAATTTTTTGCCGAAACTTTGTTTTTATTAATTAATTCCCTTAAACTGTCTAATTTATCTAAGTTATTATTGTAAGCGCTTGCACGACTAAACGTTGTGTATGCAAATATGTGATCAAAAAAAGCTATTTTCTTAGCTTTAATAGCTACTTCCATTTCTTTGATCATTTCTTTTTTTACAAGTCTTTTTTTGTTTCCCATAATTACTATTTTCTTTTTCGTATATGCTAATGATTAAACGATTTTCGTTTTGTTCAAGATCTTTTGTAAAGGTAATATTAAAATTTTGTATGCGCTCTAAATCAATTTAATTCAAAAAAGATTATCAACTATTTTTAATTTAACTAGATGTTTTTTTAATCTTGATATTGTATAAAATTTACTCCTAATGTTATAGCCTATAGAGCCACCCTGTAGCACTTGTTTTTATTCTTTGCCACGTTTTCTATTAAAGCATTTTCCACACCGAGTAAATCCATACTCTTCTGCAAAGTCCAAGACCCAAACCAAAGTATAAGTGACCGTTATTGCTTGCATTGCTGTTTTGTTTTGTTATTCATATCCGTTGTTACCCATAATAATTTTTTAGCCATCTACACGTGCTGCTGCAACGGCATAGTATTGCGGGTCTTTCTCTATTCCTATGCCGTTTCTGTTTAGGTTTTTACACGCTAGCATTGTTGTTCCAGACCCCATAGTGTTGTCTAAAATAGTATCGTTTTCATTTGAATACGTTTTTACCAAATACTCTAACAAGTCTAATGGTTTTTGTGTTGAGTGTAGTCTTTTAAAATGGTCAGTTGGTATGTAAATATAACTTTCAGGATAATTTTTATCTTTTTCAAAACCAACCCCATAAAACAAAGTTGTATTATCGTTTCTTATTTGTTTTTGGTTTTTAGATTTTTGTGTTTTAGGCATTTCTTTTCTTGCCTTTCTTTTTGTTTTTTGAGGGTTGTAGGTATATTTTATTTTTGAATTATGTGTAGTCCCTCCTTTACTGAAAACTATAACATCTTCAATGGTTTTTCTTGGTTGTGTTTTAGCGTGAATAAAGTTGCTACATTTATCTTTATGCCATTTAATATCGTACTTATATAGTTTCAAATTACTTATTCTTAAAAGACTACTAAAAGGCTCTTGACCAAATAATACAATAGCACCATTATCTTTTATAATGCGCTTATACTGTTCCCAAAGTGGCTCAAAAGGTATTACACTATCCCATTTACAAGCGGT